CTCCACATTTGCAAACAGTACGGCGATCGCTTTTGTGTCGTCGTGAAAGTCGAAAGGAGTACGGCCGTATGAGCGACGCCCGTGTGTGTGTCTACTGCGGCGGCGACGGGATCACGAACCCCTGTTTATTTTGCCGAAAGGAAATCGACGTCGCCCCTGAGCTCACCGATCCGCCCGTCCTCCGCCTTGAGCTCGCCGACGGGCGGATCTATTTCGACCCCCCGCTCCTCGACGCCGCTCGGGCACGAGACGAACGCGATCAGGCGATCGGGAGTGTCGAGGCCAACGCGAGTGAGGAGTTCAAGGTCGCCGCCCTGTCATCCCTTCACGAGCTCGCGCTTGAGCGGGCGATGCTGTGCGCCGACGACGTGTGGTTGATGCGATCGAAGTGGCCACCGACCCACGACAAGCGAGCCCTCGGGCCCGTGTTCCTGACAGCGAAGCGCAATCGATGGATCGAACCGACCGACACGTTCAAACCGACGGCCCAGGTTGCGCGACATGCGATCCCGATCCGCTACTGGCGATCGCTTATTCAACGCCTCGCCCACAACGAGTAAGCGTATGAAAAGTTTTCTCGGATTCGGTGATCGCCCTGACCTCCCGACACCCACGCAACAAGTACGGCTCGCCCTCCGCTCGCGGCCCGGCGTCTACCTGACCAAGGCGGCCCTCTGTGAATTGACCGGCCTCTCCTCGATTCAAGTTAATAGCGCCCTCTATGTGTTGACCAAGCAACGCCTGATCACACGTCGCGTACCGCCCTCGAAAGCGACGGGGAGGAATACCAGTCAGGCGTACCAGTGGGGAGGGCGGGAGCTCGACGAGGGGACGGGGGCACCCTCAACCCCTGATAGGGGGGGGGAGTCCCGTCACCGGGGGGGCCGCTAGTCCCATGCCGACCTCGCCGTTTCGCCCCTGCCTTGAGCCCGGTTGTTCCGTGCTCGTGCCACCGGGTCGGCCTCGGTGTCGCGATCACCACGTCGAGCACCGTGGCACCCGGATCGAACGGGGATACGACGCCGCATACATTCGCCTCCGCGATCAGTTCATGGCGGAACCGGGCAACCAACTATGCCGACACTGCGAGGCGAACGGGATCATTCGGCTCGCGGTCGAGTGCGATCATGTGATCCCATTTCGATCGCTCGACGATCCGCTCCGCCTCGATCGGAAAAACTTTCAACCTCTTTGTCGATCGTGTCACCGACGCAAGCACCGGGGGGGCCTCTGAATGTTTGGCGCGAGGCCCCTTCCATACCACTTGGGAGTGACGCGCAAGATTTGCCCGGAAATGTTTCGGGCCGGGAATGAACGGGCCGGGGATTTCGTAAGTTTGCGGTCGTGGACGGGGTCATGTCGTGATCACGTCGACGATCGCCTCGGGTCAACCGAACGACGATCGGTGATCGGCCGCGGGTGAAGGAATCATCAACGAGGGGACACTCGATCGAGAACCGCAATGACGTTGATCCTCATGTTCGACAACCGGGAACCGGCGATCACCGCGAAGGATATTCGGTGGGGGTTTGATGGCGCCCCCGAAATGTCACACACCGACGCGGCCCTCGCTCAGGCCGCGATCGACGCGGTCGCGAATTATCACGCGGAGCAACTCGCGAAACGGGTTCGCGCCGGTCAGCGGAAAGTGATCAGGTTCCCGAAATGAAGCGGGCGCACTTGCGATACCTCGACGGATCGATCCGCGTGATCGAGCTCGGGCCCGACGCCGACGGGCGGCCCTGGCCGTATCACTTGAAAGTGGTCGACCCGGTTTTACACCCGCTCGTCGGCGCGGTGCTCGACGTCTCGACGTTCTTTCATGTGGACCGCGGCACGTTCGACCCCGATCGCGATTGGCAAACGTACCGAGAAACGGAATGAGGCGACCAATGACGGAACACGACGACGAGTTCGACGACGACAAGTTAGTTGAGGAGGTACTCCTCATGGCTCAGGAGCTCCACGAGTGGATCTCAGACCGGTACCGGCGTACTCCCTGCGACACGGTTGTCGCCGCCCTCTCGCTTGAGGCGGCCGCGGTCCTCGCGCATTCGGCCCCGTCGACGGGCGCGACCGATCGCCTGTTCGCCACGATTCGCCGAACGGCTCAGAGACTTAACGGGGGCGCTAATGGGGAATAAAAACTCCGGGCCGCGGTCGACGCCGACGGCCCTCAAGGTACTCCGCGGCGTCACGCGGAAAGATCGCCTCAACCCGAACGAGCCCAAACTCCCGCCCGCGCCCGACGCGTTCGACACGCCGCCGGTCGAGCTCGACGGCGACGCCGACGCGATCGCGGAGTGGACACGGATCGTTCCAATGTTGCGACGGGTCGGCCTCGTGAGTGAGGCGGAACGCTCCGCCCTGATCGCCCTCTGTCAGCAGTGGTCGCGCTATCTCGACGCGCAACGGGAGATCCGCGACCACGGCGCGATCAACGCGGGCGGCGAACACGGGCCCGTCGTGAATCCGTCGGTCACCGTTGCGGATAAATCGTTGACGCATTGTTTGAAGCTCTGGGCGGAGCTCGGGCTCACACCGTCGGGCCGCTCGAAGATGGTCGCGCTCGTGCCCGCGGAACCGGCGACCGCGGGCAAGTGGGCGGGGATGTTGTGAATGATGCGTACTACAACGAGAACGATCCGGGCGCGGCGTCCTGGCTCCGCGAGCTCATCTCCGAGGGCCTGATCGCACATGGTGAAGTCGACACGCGATCTATTGAGCATGTGCGATCCCGCGACCTCGCCGGGTTCGCCCAGTGCCATTTCTTCGCCGGGATCGGGGGATGGAGTTACGCCCTCCGCCTCGCCGGATGGCCCGACGATCGATCCGTGTGGTCGGGCTCCTGTCCCTGTCAACCGTTCTCACATGCAGGCAAGCGACAAGGGTTCGACGATCACCGTGATCTCTGGCACGAGTGGTACCGGCTCGTTCGCGAGTGTCGCCCTGACACGATCTTTGGCGAACAGGTTGCAGCGGGCATTGGCTACGGATGGTTTGATCGTGTTTCGTCAGACTTGGAAAGAATTGGTTACGCCGTCGGGTCGTGTGTACTGGGCGCACATAGCATCGGCGCCCCTCACCTCCGACAACGTCTCTGGTTTGTCGCGGGTCGCGATTTGGAAAACGCCAAACTGCCCGCGCCAACGGGACACCGAGACGACGGTCGGCCGGGCCTATGCGAGCAAGCAACAAGAGGATCTCGCGGATCAAGTCGTCGCGGTGATTGGTGGCGAAACGCTGAATGGGTCGAATGCACCGATTCGAAGCGACGGCCAATTGAGCCCGGAACATCCCCGTTGGTTAATGGGATATCCGCGGGAGTGGTCGATCGCCGCTCAGGTGACCGATCAATCAGTGTTGCCCTTCAACATCAACGAGTGAGGTTGTTTCGCGGATACGGCAACGCGATCGTTCCCCAACTGGCCGCGGCATTTATCGACGCTTACGAGGAGTCACGCATGTCAACGCTCGAAACGCTCGCTAGTCTCCCGCTCGACAAACGTCGCGGCCGGAATTGCCAACTCAAGATCGTGCGGGTCACCTCACCGAAGGGGCAAACGATCACGGTCGGCCTCTTTTCGGTGAACGAGGCGGGCGTCGTCGACGAGCTCGGGATCGTGATCGGCGCCGGGCCGACGCGGCGGGCCGCGCTGAGTGACGCCCAGGACACGCTACAAGCGGCCCTCGACTCGGTCGACGTGACGATCCTTAAAGGCAACGCGGAGTCATGAGTTTTTGTTACCGCGGTCGGCCGGAATGGCTCAAGGCGGGCGACGGGCTCACCTACGGGAAAGCGATCGCGCCCGGCCCGTTCCGCGCCCTGACGATTATTTTTTCCGACGGCGAGGGGTGGGAACACGTCAGCGTTTCGACGCCCTCGCGGTGTCCCAACTGGGAGGAAATGACGTGGATCAAAAATCTTTTTTGGGGCGACGACGACGTCGTGATCCAGTACCACCCGGCGCGGTCGTCGTACGTGAATTACCACCCGTACTGTTTACACCTGTGGCGCCCGCAAGGGATCGCGCTCCCGACGCCGCCGTCGATCCTCGTCGGCCCCGCCGGATGAAAGCGATCCTCGCGTTCGACGACGGCGAAGTGATCCGCGTCCCCGACGCGTGGCGGTCCTTCATGCGACACGGAATCAAGTACGACTATCACGCGGAGGCCGACACGGTCACGGTCACCCTCGACGGGTTTTCATTCTGGTACGACTGGGACCGGGCGAAGTGGAAACCGCTCGGTAGTAGGCGGCCCGGATGAAACGCTCCGCGGCGGCGAACTACGCGATCGAGACGATCAACAAACTCACCCACACAAAGGGCCCGTTCGCCGGGCAGACGTTCAACCTGCGGAAATGGCAAACCGATCACATCGTCGCGCCGATGTTTCGCACGGGCCCCGACGGCCGCCGGGTGTACCGGCAAGTCCTATTGATGCTCCCCCGCAAAAACGGAAAAACGGAGCTCGCCGCCGCCCTCGCGATCTACTTCCTATTGTTCGACCACGAAATCGGCGGCGAGGTGTATTCGGCGGCGGCGGACAAGGAGCAAGCGGCCCTCGTGTTCAACGTCGCCGCGCAAATGATCCGCAACGACGCGATCCTCGACGACGTGTGTGAAATCGTCGACTCGCAAAAGCGGATCGTCCACCGTAAGAGCGGGAGTTTCTATCGGGCGATTTCCGCCGAGGCGTACAGCAAACACGGATTCAATGCGAGCGTCGTGATCTATGACGAGCTCCACGCGGCCCCCAACCGGGAACTATGGGACGTGCTCGCGACCAGTCAGGGCGCCCGCTCGCAACCGGTATTGATCGCGATTTCGACCGCGGGGTTCGATCGCAATTCGATTTTGTGGGAGCTCTACGCGCACGGGCTCAAGGTGCGCGAGAACCCCGCGATCGATCCGTCGTTTCTCCCGATCATTTTCGAGGCGCCCGCCGACGCCGATTGGACCGACGAGCGGGTGTGGAAATTGGCGAACCCGGCCCTCGGTGATTTTCGAAGCCTTGAGGAAATGCGGATCGCGTGTCGACGAGCTCAGGAAATCCCCGCCCAGGAGAATACCTTTCGTCGGTTGTATTTGAATCAGTGGACCGAGTCCGCGGCCCGGTGGATCTCGCTCGCCGCATGGGACGCTTGCGGCGGCGCGACCAAACCGCTTGAGCGTCGTAAGTGTTTTGTCGGAATGGATCTCTCGGCGACGAAAGACCTCACCGCGCTCGCCGCCGTGTTCCCCGACGGCGACGGGTTCGACGTGCTCACTCATTTTTTTATTCCCGCCGACAACATGCGCGACCGCGGGAACCGTGATCGGGTGCCGTATCCCGACTGGGTTAAGGCCGGGCACCTGACCGCGACACCGGGGAACGTCGTCGACTATGAGGCCGTTCGCGGCGTCCTCAAGTCGTGGGCGACGCGGTTCGACGTCCGCGAGATTGCCTATGACCCGTGGAACGCGACCGACCTTGTCACGCGGTTACAGGACGCCGACGGGTTTACGTGCGTTCCCATGCGACAAGGGTTTGTCAGTTTGTCGGCGCCGACCAAGGCCCTCGAAAAAGCGATCCTCTCGAAATCGCTTCGCCACGATCGTCAACCTGTTTTACGGTGGAACGTCTCGAACGTGTCGGTCGACTCCGACCCGGCGGGCAATCTCAAGCCGTCGAAAACAAAATCCACCGACCGGATCGACGGCGTCGTCGCTTTGATCATGGCACTCGACCGGATGGAACGGAATACGACCAAGTCCCCGGAGTTTCAATTCCTCGTGTTAGGGGGGCGCTAGACATGACCGACCAGACCAAACGCCGCGGCCGCCCGCCGCTCGATCCCTCGGGCCGCCCGCCCGCGGGGGTCCACGTCAAATTGACCGCGGCGATCTACGACACCGCAACGAAGGCGGCCGCCGCGAGGCAGGAATCGATCCAAGACATGATCCGCCGCGGCCTCCGCCGCGAGCTCGGCGACGTGAACCCGAAATGATCGCCGATGGCTCGGCACTACATCAAAACGTGTACGACGTGCCACAACGTCTACTCGCGGAGTACGCCGTCGCTCACC